ACACGGCTTTCACCCCAACGCAGGGGCAAAGGGTTAAGTTGACAAGTGCGATGCAATCAGGCGTTTTGTCAACCTACAATTTCTCACGGACTAACAACTCGCTGACCTACACAGGCACAACAGGTGCGACCCTTCGCATCGCTGCATCCATGGTCTTGGCACAGGGCAACAACAACCAAATCAAGGTTTACATCGCCAAGAACGGCACAGCGATAGACCAGTCAATGACTGACATCACAACGACCCACACCAACGGCCATGCGATTTACACGGAAGCCTACGTTACGGGTGCGGTCAACGATGAGTTCACCATCTACGTCAACGCAATCGATAGCGGTGGAAGTATCACGATTTCAGCCATTTCATTCACAGTTCACACCCTATGAGCAAGTCAACGCAGCACTTCACCCAATGGCTTGGGATAGAGCATAAGGTCCCTGTAATGCTGGAGAATCGCTCCGGCAAATACATCACCTACGGCTTTGCGAACGAATACCCCTACTACCTGCTGGACAACTATCGCAGGTCGTCCAAGCACAACGCTATCGTCAACGGCAAGGTCAACTACATCATGGGCGGAGGCTGGCAGGCAGGGGATGACTTGACCGTAGAGCAGCAGGCCCGATTCATCAAGTTCTTCGACGGAATGTCAAGCACCGAGGACCTCAACGATATTACCGAGAAACTGGTCTTGGACTTAGAGATTTTCAACGGCTTTGCGGTTGCGGTTACTTGGTCCAAACTTGGGACCATCGCCAAGATGGAACACGTCCCATTCGAGAAAATCCGTGTGGACAAGGAGGAGAAGATGTTTCAGGTCGCTGACTGGTACAACGACGACATGATGCAGTTGTTCCCCAAGGTCGGGGACATCGAGAAGATTCCGGCATTCGACCCGGAAAATCGCCTCGGTAAGCAGTTGTTCTACTATCGTGTGTACGCAGCAGGCGTGAAGCACTATCCTCTCCCCGAATACATCGGAGGGAACGCTTGGATTGAGGCAGACGTACAAGTGGCGAACTTCCACAACAACAACCTCCGCAACAACTTTTGGGGCGGTTACTTGATAAACTTCAACAACGGGATCCCAACTCCGGAAGAGCAGGGGGACATTGAGCGTCAAATCAAACGCAAGTTCAGCGGTACGGATAACGCTGGTCGCTTCGTGGTTACATTCAACGACGATGCAGCAAAGGCTCCTACGCTTGAACCGCTCACACCGAGCGACATGGACAAGCAGTTTGAGATACTCAACAAGGCCATCCAGCAAGAGATATTCATCGCACATCGTGTAACCAACCCCATGCTATTCGGTGTCAAAACCGAGGGCCAATTGGGTGGTCGCAACGAATTGGTCGAGGCTTACGAGTTATTCAAAGCCACCTACGTCAACGACCGGGTACGCAAGGTTGAGCGGATGATTAACTACCTCGGCTCCTTTAATGGCGTTGAGGGTATGGAACTGATACCTGTGGAACCCATCACGGAGCGACTAAGCGAACAGGCCTTGTTGCAGATAATGACCCAAGACGAACTGCGTGAGAAAGCGGGGTTGCAACCTTTGGAAAAGCCTGCCGATGTGGTTGGACCGAATCCCCAACCCGACGAGCAACCGCAAGCCGTGGAAGCATTGCAGAGCAACGACAACATCAAGAAACTATCGGGCAGGGAGTACCAAAACCTGATGCGAATCGTGCGTCAGTACATGCAAGAGAAAATCACCTTGGAGATGGCTCGGACCATGCTCTCGGCTGGATTCGGTTTATCAGCCCAAGAGATTGACACGATGCTCGGAGTGCAGTCCCAAGAGTTCAGCGAACCGACTTGGGGCGAGGAAGACGACGAGGACTACGGATGGGGCGAGGAAGAGTTCAAGGTCTTGGAAGTGGTTGCGAGTAAGTTCGGATGCCATGCCGACGACTACCATGTGATGCACTCCAAGCCGATGCGGTTCGACTCCAACATAGACGAAAACATACGGTTGGCCTTTGCCGAACTGGGAGAGGAGGAGGTTGAACTTGACAAGAAGATTGAGGCGTATCGCAAAAAGAACCGGGACGCAAGCGTTGAAGAAATGGCGAAGGAATTCGGAGTCAGCAAGGCCAAGGTCGCCAAGCGGGTCGCCTACCTAATCACAAAGGACCGCTACCCAATCAGCCGGGCGGTGGACAACATTGCCGAGCAGAACCTTCCCAAGAATGTCAAGGAAGTGGCCGAGCCAGTCTTGGAGGTCCGCTACAAATACTCTTGGGCGACAGGTTTCAGCAACAAGGACAAGCGGTCAAGCCGTGAGTTCTGCAAGGTGATGCTTGACTTGGCAGGTCAAGGCAAGGTTTACACAAGGGAGGACATTGACGGGATTTCTGCGATTATGGGTTACTCCGTGTGGAACAGGAGGGGCGGTTGGTATCACACGCCCAGCGGAGTGAATCGGCCCCAATGTCGCCATGTATGGGAGCAGCAACTCGTTATCCGCAAAGGCAATAAAATCAGCAAGGCATGAAGGCACTATTCATAAGCGAAGAAACGCTGCTCGACAACTCAATCATCAACGAGAACGTCAGTTACACGCAGATACGCCCCACCGTGGTCAAGGTGCAGGAGATGCGGATTCAGCCCATCGTTGGCTCTGCACTCTACGGGGAATTGATTACCCAAGTGGTCAGCGGTTCAACGTCTGCACTCAACCAAACGCTCTTGGAGGACTACATCCAGCCGGCTATGATTCAGTGGCTTTACTACGAGTTGCCGATGGTCCTTGCGTTCAAGTACATGAACAAGGGCATGGTCCGTAGAACGAGCGAAGAGTCCTCCCAAATGAGCATGGAAGAGATTACCCGGCTGACCGACAAAGTGAAGAACGATGCCGAGTGGTACTCCGAACGCATCACTCGCTACCTCATGGAGAACCGCAATTCATACCCCTTGTGGAACTCGCCTCCGTCTGCGTTGGATACGATTTACCCGAACGCTACCAACTACCGCACCGGGATGGTCTTAGACCGCAACCGAAGGATGGGAATCAGCAACCTTGACTACCCCTACCCTTACGGTCAATTTGGGGCGTGTAATGACTGCTAACGATGGGCGCACATAAAAAAAACATACTGAAACTGCAGACTTATGTCATGGATAAAAATCAAGCAAGCCCTGCTGGACCTTGCAAATGCTCATCCACAGGTCAACTCCTTCGGGACGGGCGACCCTCTTGCGGTAGGCACGGACAACACCATCAACCTGCGAACCCCAAGCCGTGAGCGTATCGTCTATCCTTTGGTCTTTGCGGATGTTCAGTCGGCAACTACTGATGCTGGGACTTTGGACCTTGTGGTCGGTGTCTATTTTAGCGACCGGGTGGAGTCCATCAAGCCGATGGGCGGAGTGGTTTCGGGCAGCCCTACGCTGGGTTGGCAGGACAACGAGGATGAGGTTTTAAGCGACCAGTTACAGGTAGCACAGGACTTCATATCAGCCCTTACAAACGACCCAAGCGAGGACTGGACCCTATCGTCCAGCGTATCGCTTACCCGCTTCGTAGAGAGCCGGGATGACCGCACGGCAGGGTGGCAGGCGACGATGACCTTTGAAATCCCCTATGGTCATTCAGTTTGTGAAATTCCAACCTAAAAGACATTTACAATTAAACGCTAAAAAATGCCTACACCCATATTGCAACAAATGCTCGGACAGGGCGGTACGATGGAGTTTATCAATGGAACCGTTACCGGGAAAAACTACGACTTCTTGGTAGTCAACACCGCTGCGACCTTCACGACTTTAACAGGAACTGGAAGTGAAAACCTGCTAACCGCTTACAACTTTTCGGGGGCTTCCATATCCGCTGGAATCGTTATCAGCGGTCGCAATGGCGGTAAGATTACTGCCGTTACGCCTTCGGTCGGTTCGGTCATCGGTTACACATTCCTGTAAGCAATGTTCATCGGTTACGGCTACGGCTATCCAACAAACCAACTGCTCGGTGGTGGTAATCCATTTTGGCTTGCCTTCAACCAACGGGCAGATGCTGACGGGGCTTTGCCTGCCGAGGCTGCGGTCAACGGATGCCTCCAAACCCGATTCCTTAACTCCTTCCAATCTTACGCTTTCTTCGTCTTTTATTCTAACTCTTGGCTACCGTTTATGCAACGGGCGAACACCGACTCGGCTGACGCTGCGGAGGTTCGCTTCATCAACTGCCTCGAAGTCCGAATGTATAATCTTTTAAACGCATAGCAGATGCCTGCAAGCCCATCTTTACTCATCGTCCCTGCCCGATTTAAGACGGGGAAACTCTACACTCAAATCGCTACGACTTCGGCTGGGTTGGTCCTTGGTTCATCGGGGGACTTCAATGTTACCCGTGCAACTACTGCAACTCGATTCAATTCGGCTGGCTTGATTGAGAGCGTTGCAAGCGGTGTGCCTCGCTTGGATTACTACACAAGCGGTGGGACGGCTGGCTGCCCTGCGTTGCTCGTGGAGCCGAGTGGGTCGAACTTGGCTTTGCAGAGTCAGGATTTTACGACAACTTGGGCGGCTACAAACATAGCCGTTAGTGGTAACACGACAGGAACCACCGACCCTTTTGGCACAAATCTTGCGGACTTATTGACCGCAACTGCAAGCGGTTCAGCGAGAGTCGTTCAGACCTTTGGTTTTGTTAGCGGTACAACCTACACCTATTCTTGTTTTGCAAAAGCGGGCAATGGATTCTTCGGAATGACGATGGAGAACGGAGGCATTGCAAGTGGCGTTGCGGTTATTTGGAATGTTTCAACTGGGGCATTTTCAGTAAGCGGAAGCGTTGGAAGCGGTTATACCTTGCAAGCACACAATATAGAAAATTACGGCAATGGATGGTATCGTTGTTCCATGCGTGTTTTGCTTGGTTCAACGGTTACAGGCAACATACGGGTAAATACGAGCAACGGAACAATGAGTAGTGTTGTTGTTCAATCGGACAATGGGAATAGTGTTAATGTGTTTGGCGCACAAGTTGAAACAGGCTCCGTTGCCACCTCCTACATCCCCACAACTGCCGCACCTGTAACCCGCAATGCAGACGTGGTAACCCTATCAGGCGCAGTCAGCGGTTGCATCGGGCAGACGGAAGGAACGATTTATGCGGAGGTGGATTTGAGAGCGTCTGCGTCAAGTTCTGCAAGACGAATTGTGAATATGCGTGTGGATGGTAGCAATCTTTTATCCCTTGAAATTCCTACCGCAGGAACAAGTGTTGACTTTTCGGCAGTATCGGGAGGCTCAAGCGTTACTGCGACTGCATCAGGAATAACGACAGGTATTTACAAAATAGCGGTAGGATATAATTCTGCTGCAAGTGGAACGGTTTTGTACGTCAATGGCACTCTAAGAGATACAAAGACAATCGCAATACCAAATCTATCAGCAGCAGTCTTCGGGCTTGGCGTTCGGGGTGATGGAGCTGCTGGAACGCAATTCAACGACCGCATCCGTGCTGCTGCCCTCTACACCACAAGGCTAACCAACGCTGAACTCGCAGCCCTAACGACCCTCTAATGGCTACCTTCCGCAAGTATATCTTCCCCAAGCAGGCCGACGCTGACAAAGTGCTGGCTCTATGCACAGGCACGACCGCTGCGGTTTCCCTTGGGGTCTTGGATGGCCTTGTGTGCTACGACATCCTTTGGGAGAGCGACGCACCCGAAGAGGCCACCCAGTACGAAACTTGGCCCGAACCCTGCGGAGTTCACTCCTTTCTCGGATGGGACGAGCAGTACACCGAGGACTACAACCAACACAAATCACTATGAGATTATTCCGGAAACGCAACCCCGAAACCCCTAAACTCCCAATAATGAAATCAGCCGTCATCGCTTTACTCCGCCACCTGTTAACCTTCATCGGTGGAACCCTTGTTGCT